TCGGTTATGGAGAACTCCCACCTGGAGCTGCAGGTGCTGCTGTGTGGACTGACACCCGCTGGGAAGTACGTCTACCAGAAAACTACTTCAGCACTACCATCTTCAGGCATGAGATGGGTCATGTTCTTGGCCTTAATCATGTTCCGATGGGTACTAACAGCTTGATGCAACCCTCTTACGGTGGAGTCGGTGACTTCACGAAACGGGATGTTAATGCCTTGACTTCTATCTGGTCTACCGAATCTTTCCATACATCGAACTAACAATGCCTTACAATCTTAACCCCACCAATAACTCCACCGTCTACACCTCTGGTGAGTTCTTCTCTGGTGATGTCCTGACTGCTGATCAAACCGTCACCAATAGTGCAACCCTGGTGACTGTTCCTACCTTCACCCTTGGTGTTGGTAAGTATGAGCGGGTGCTGTTCCGCTATAACATCTTCTACACCACCACTGCTGATGGTGACTTCAAGTATCGCGTTGATGTTCCTGCTAGCCCCACGCTCTATCGCTTGGTGCCTGAGCTGATCGTTCCTGCTGCTACGGCTGTAACAACTCCTGGTCTGATTACTGCTGAAGCTGATGGTACTGGTGTTGCTGCATCTGGTACTGAAGGCTGGCTGCGACTTACTGGCATGTTGAACAACGGTGCTAATGCTGGTGAAATTCTCTTCCAGTTTGCACAGAACACTGCTACCGCTGCTGAGTCGGCTGTAGTGCGTGCTGGTTCGTTCGTTGAGTTTATGACGTTCTGATCGAACGGGTTGGGGACACCTCAGAGTCGGATCCCCTTCCTATTGGCTATTGGCCCCTCAAGAGGGACACCCGGTAGCCGTGCACGGCGTTGGAGCGGCCTTACTGTTCCATGAATCAAACTAAGAATGCATTCTGTCGAATGGGCCGCTGGCTTGTTCGAAGGTGAAGGTTGCATTTTCTACAAGACATATGGTAAGCACCTTCATAAGCGTCTCTCTTTGACGATGACCGATCAAGATGTCGTCGAAAAGTTTGCTGCTGTATTTGGGTGGAAAGTCACCCCAACTAAAGGGACGGTTAAGCCTGCATGGGCCGCCCGTACCGGGAAGACTTCTTCAATCATATCTGCTCTTGAGCAAATGCTGCCATACTTCGGCAACAGACGAGCCTGTAAAGCTCTTAATCTCTTGGATGAACTAGAGCTTAAGTCCTGATTAGCTAGTTAGGCGATTGTTAACCTCTACCTCCCCGCAACAAGGGGGCAAGACCAATCGCTAATACCGTACAAACGCCCATTGGCGTTCTGAATAAAGCCGTACCTGATACGGCTGGTTCGCGTGCTTATGATACTAAATATGCAACTTACCTGAAGCTGTTCTCCGGCGAGATGTTTAAAGCGTACCAATCGGCTACGATTGCTCGCGATACCATCATGCGGCGTACCCTGAAATCGGGTAAGTCAATGCAATTTATTTTTACGGGTCGTATGACCGCTGCCTATCACACTCCTGGGACTCCGATCCTGGGTAGTGGTGATCCCCCGGTGGCGGAAAAGACCATTGTGATGGATGATCTTCTGCAAAGCTCTGCCTTTGTGTACGATCTTGATGAAGTGCTGAGCCACTATGATCTCCGTAGTGAAATCAGCCGCAAGATCGGTCATGCGCTCGCTGAGAGCTATGACAAGAAAATCTTCCGCATGATCGCCAAGGCTGCTCGGGAAGCCCACCCGATCACTGCCTCCCCTGGCCCCGAGCCCGGTGGTTCGATCATCAAACTGGGCAGCGGTAAGGAGTATGACGCTCAAGCCCTGGTGGATGCCTTCTTTGAAGCTGCTTCCATCATGGATGAGAAGAACCTCCCCCAATCTGGTCGTTGTGCTGTACTGTCCCCGCGTCAGTATTATGCGCTGATCAGCCAAGTGGATAGCAATATCCTCAACCGCGACTTTGGTAACAACAGCGGTAGCCTGCAGAGCGGTTCTGGTCTCTATGAGATCGCTGGTATCCCGATCAAGAAGAGCAACAACCTGCCGTTTATGGCTGGTAACGTGGCTTCTGTGACTGGTGAGAACAACGACTACAGCGGAGACTTCAGCACCCATTGTGGTCTGATCTACTACAAGGAAGCTGCTGGTGTTCTGGAAGCCATTGGTCCTCAAGTTCAGGTGTCTGGTAATGATGTTAAGGTCATGTACCAGGGTGATCTGATTGTGGGTCGTATGGCGATGGGTTGCGGGACGCTGAATCCTGCTGCTGCTATTGAACTTCGCGCTGAAGCCTGAGGTTAACTGATATGACCCGCGTTATCACCACTGGTGTTGCGGGTCTCAAGTCTGAAACCTTCTACCCGATGCCTCCTGTTGAATGGGGGCGAGCTGGTGGCACTGTGACTACTATTGCTGTTGTTGGTAATGGTACGTCTGGTGCTTCCAGCCAAGCGGGTCCACTTGCCACCACGACTACACGTAATGGTACTGGCCTCACTGTTAGCACAACTGCTGCTGGTGGTGTGGTCACTGCTATTACGGTGACTGTGGGTGGTGATGGGTATCGACTTGGAGACCTGATTACTGTCACTGGAGCGAACGGTTCTACGGCTACTACTGGCCGTGTGACTGGTCTCTCCTACACAAACTGAGGAACCATAAATGGCTGTCTCTAATTCTATTGGCGTCTGCACGACTGACGCTGAGCGGATCTCGGTTGCTAAGACTCAGAAGGCTTATGGGGGTTCCCCTGTTGCTGACTCTGCGGTTAAGAGCGTGACCAAAGGTCTGCGTATTGCATATCCTGCTGTGGAATGCAATATTTCGGGAGTCTGAGTAGAAATACTTAGGCCTTTAATATCTGGGGAGCTTATTCAAGGCTCCCCTTGTTTTGTTTAATAACATGAGCCTCTATAGCACTACTGAACTTGACGCGATCAACTACATCTTGGGTGCTGTAGGTCAGGCGCCCGTTACGACCATCGACCAGCTCAACCCTGACGTTGCTATTGCTTACGACACGCTGCAGCAGGAGAACCGTCAGATTCAAGAAGAAGGTTGGACATTCAACTGGGAGTATGAGTATCCTTTTACTCCTGATAACAATGGGATCATTGCTATACCGTCTAACGTACTGCAGCTTGACCTAAGCGATGTGTACGAGAATCGGGGTATTGATGCTGTCAAACGTGACGGGAAACTATACAACAAAACAGACCACACCTTCACATGGGATAAACAGGTCAAATGTGATGTGATGTGGCTATTCGCTTATGATGATGTTCCACCCATCATTCAACAATACATCCAAACCAAAGCTGCCCTAGAAGCATCACAGAAGATGATTGGTGATCAATCAATCTATCAACTGTTAGGGACTAAGGTTGCTCAGGCCAGGGCATCAGCTATTGAGTATGAAACCAGCCAGGGGGACTTTAGCTTCTTTGGTAGGTCCATTGGTCTGAACTACTACAACAGCTATCAACCTTACAAGTCTTTGATGCGTTAATCATGGCAGCAGTTACACAGAAAATACCAAACCTACTTGGTGGTGTTTCCACGCAACCGGATGAGGTTAAGCTAGCTGGTCAAGTAAGGGAGATCATCAATGGGTTTGCAGATCCTACAGTGGGTCTATTGAAGAGACAAGGAACGAAATATGTAGCTGAACTCAAGACTCCTGCTGGAGCATACATCACTCCTGCTAGTTCCATCACCAACGGTAAGTGGTTCTCGATCTTCAGGGATGAAACCGAGAAGTACATTGGTGTGGTGCAGAATGGTTCTATCCGCATTTGGGATGCGATTACTGGAGCTGCTAAGACTGTCAACTACGAAGCTGGCACTACGTCTTACCTCAGCAGCACTGGTAACTATGATGTTCTGAGCATCTATGATCAGACGTTCATCACCAATAAGGATAGGCTTATTGCGAAGCAGGCAGACCCTACTGGTGTTGTTACTGATAGGAATGCTACGATTGTTGTAAAGAGTGTTGAGTATTCAGCGAAATACAGTGTCACCATCGACAGTAGCACCTATGAGCTAACCACCAAGAATGCTGATGATAATCTTGGTCCTGCTGATCCTGCTAAGGAGATCCTATCTGCTAGTCAGGTGTTGGATAGCCTGAAGACCGGCATTGAAGGTCTTGGTATCTCCAACCTTACTGTGACCAAGTTTGACACCAGCCTTGAACTTGTCAGGACAGGTTCTGGCTTCACCATCTCTGTTAAAGGTGGACAAGCTGGGGATGCTATCGAGGCCTTCCAGTTCATTGTAAAAAGTGGTGGTACAGGTGTATCAACGCTGGCTAAGCTGCCTGAGAAGTCAATCGATGGCCGTCTCTGTAAGGTCACTAACTTCAGTGGTGGTGAGGATGACTTCTATGTGAAGTACATCGCTGCTGACACTGTATGGGAAGAGACCAAGAGCCCATTTGCTTCTCCTGGTCTTGATGCTGCGTCCATGCCTCATGTACTTGTGAGGGAGACTGACGGGACATTCACGTTCAAGAAGAACGACTATGAGCCTCGTCTTGTTGGCGATGATATTACCAATGACCATCCCAGCTTTGTTGGTCGTTCTATTGATGCACTCTTCTTCCATGCAAACCGCTTTGGTGTGCTGTCTGGTGAGAGCATTGTGATGAGTCAAACAGCAGACTACTTCAACTTCTATGCCCAGAGTGCATTGACGCAAGTAGCTACTGATCCTATTGACATCAATGTATCCAGCATCGTCCCCACTAGGTTGCATTCCGTTGTCCCTGTAACTCAGGGTTTGCTGTTGTTTAGTGCTAACCAGCAGTTCCTGATGAGTGCTGTGGATGACATCTTCAGTCCTAGTACCGTCAGTGTCAACACCATTGCCAGCTACGAGAATGACACCAATGTTACACCTGTAGATATGGGTGTGACTGTTGGGTTCATCTCCAAAACTGATTCCTTCTCACGGATCTTTGAGATGCAAACGAGGGGCTCTAAGGAGAACCCACTTGTTGCTGAGGTATCGAATGTAGTAGCTGAGTGGATTCCATCTAACATTGATCGGATGGAAGCATCAGCTCAGAACTCATTGCTGGTCCTTAGCTCAAAGACCAGTAACTATGTCTACACCTTACGGTATTACACGGAGAATGACGAGAGGAAGCTTGAAGCTTGGATGAAATGGAAGATGCTTGGTGATGTAGTCCACATTGATATGTATCAAGATGTGGTGTATATCGTTACTAAGCAGACAAGCGGCTACTGGTTCCAAACCATCAACCTAGTCACAAGCCCATCCAACCCTCAGATCACTACATCTGACGGTCTGGCTGTGGACCCTAGGATTGATATATGGACAACTCCTACTTCAGTCACATACAATGCTACTACCAAGCTTAGCACTGTTCTCCTACCCTATCGAGGCCAAGCAGGTCTTCCAGCGATTGTTTTGGTTACCAACTCAACTGATCCAAACGATCCAAACCAAGGCACCTCATTTGAACCTACACTACAGATCAGTGGTGCAGATTACTTCTATGAGATCCCAGGAGACTGGTCAACAAGTGATCTGATTGTAGGGTATAAGTATGAGTTTGAGGTTGAATTTCCACGACTGTATTTCAGGGATGGTAACTCAACTGATTTCACTGCACCTCTTACCATTGCACGGGTTATCTTCAATGCAGGGTTAAGTGGTGATGTGAGCTTCTTGCTTCAAGCACAGGGCCGTTCTGATTGGAATACAATCAACGCTAGTAGCATATCGAACTACTACGCTGCAAACACCGTCCCATTGCTTGAAGGCTATACCTTCATGATCCCTATTCACCAGAGGAATAGGAACTACTCACTTAAGGTGTTATCTGACACCCCCTATCCAGTCAGTCTGATCTCAATGACGTGGGAGGGTATGTATTCACCACGTTATTACCGGAGGGCTTGATATGAGTTTGCTCAGTGGGTTGTTTGGAGCCTCTGCAGCCGATGAGGCGAGGGAACAGCAACAGAAGCAGATTAACGCGCAGTATAAGTACGATAAGCAGGTCTACGAATATAACAACGAACAAGCACAACGGGAGTATGAGTACCGAAAGGAAGGCCTGAAGATTGATAAGAAGAACGACAAAGCTCTTATCAACTACGAATATCAGACCAACCTACAGTCTGCTCAATACCAGCAGGCTATTCAGGACTACACCTATCAATCTCAGCTCAGGCAGTACCAGAAGAGTGAAGAGATATATAAGCAACAGCTTGGCTTCAATGAGATGGCTGCTTATCGCGCTGCATCATCTGAGGCACGACGCATGCAGGATGTTGTTGCTGAGCAGGCTTATCAGAAGCAAGAACTCTTCCTTAGCCTACTTGAAGCTGAAGGTGTCCAGATGGCCCGTGGAGTGTCTGGTAAAAGTGTAGCCAAGGGGTTACAGTCTGCCATTGCTCAATATGGTAGGAACCAAGCCATCCTTGCTGACTCAATGCTCAGTGCAAATAAGGAGTATCAGAATAACATCGCAGACATTCACCTATCTTGGTATGGAGCAGACCTCGCTGCAGATGCAAACAGGATGCTGAAGCCTCTTCCGCTGCCTGGTGTACCGATGCCAATAAAGCAGCCTATGCCAGTGTATCAAGATCCGCTGAAACCTGTAGCTCCGCCTAAACCAATCAAGGGTACAAATACTGCCCCTGGTGGTGACTACGGTGCTGCTGTTGCTGGTGGTGCTGCTGAATTTGGCTTGAGTATCGCTACTGCTAGTAATCCGATTACTGCCCCACTTGCT